CCTCGTCGTGAAGGTGGTAGAGGTACGGAGGTTACTACCCTACCAGGCGGTCAGACACTAGGACAGATGGATGACGTTCTTTACTTCCAGAAGAAGTTTTTGAACGCTCTAAACGTCCCAGTGTCACGACTTAATTCAGATGCTCTATTCTCACTAGGTAGAGCAACAGAAATTACCAGAGACGAATTGAAGTTCGTTAGATTCATTACAAGACTAAGAAATAGATTTTCTCAGTTATTCTTAAAGATGCTAGAGAAGCAACTAGTTCTAAAGGGTGTCACGACTCTTGATGACTGGAAAATATTCTCTAATGACATCAAGTTCGATTACGAAAAAGATAATTACTTCACCGAACTTAAAGATGCAGAAATTGCTCAGGGTCGTATTCAGCTTGCCGATGCGTTCCAGAATATTGCGGGTAAGTATTATTCACACACTTGGATTCGTAAGAATATCCTACATCAATCAGATGAAGATATTGAAGTACAAGATGCTCTAATTAATTCAGAGAATCAGTCTCAAGATCCAAGATGGATTAACCCAGTTATTGAACAGAATCTCCAGATGGTTCAGCAGATAGATGCTATGAATCAACAACAAGATTTAATGCCAGGAACTGAAGGCTCTATGGGTAGAGACGAAGAATTAGTTAAAAAGATGGAGCAGGTTCGTAACGCTCAGATCATCGTTAAGCAGATGAAGCAGCTTGGTAAACCTAATAGAACTCCAAAGGATGAAGAAAAGTACAAGGCAGCAATTCAGGTATTAGCTAAGAATAAAGACCTAGCTACCAGAGTTACAGGAACAGCCGGTACACAACCAGAACAACAGCAAGGATAATATATCATGACTGATAAATATACTTTAGATGATTTACTTATTTCAGCCGCTGAGCAGAAACCAGTTGAGTTTGAAGCAGCTTTTAATGATCTCGTAGTTGATAGAATTAGAGATAGAGTTGAAGCTCGTAAAGTTGAAATCGCTCAACAGTTATACAATTATGAGCCAGAACAAGAGCCAGAAGCTGAGCAAGAACCAGAATACGAAGAAGATTCTTTAGAAACATCAGAGGAAGAATAGAATGGCAAAGAAGCCTTTAAAAGACGTTTTAGCTGGTGTTAAATCCAGCAAGGTCGTTAAGCTAAACCATAAGGATATGTACCAATGGAACTCTCCTGATGGTCTAAAGTTTATTGACGATAAGCATCCAGTAGAGAAGCACGAAGATCGTGTTGGTAATGGCGACGATGTTTATACTGGTTCAACGAAGCCAGCTAAGTATCCACGTCAGGAAGCAAGCGTTTACGAAGAGACAGACTCAAATATAACCAACCAGAAGCTAGGTGCTGGTGAAAAAAAGACTGCAATTATGTCATTCTCTGAATCCTGTGGTTGTAACAATACTAAAGAAGGTATGCAGTGTGAAGTTCATGGTATGGACGAATGCCCAGGTTACACCGACAAAAAAGATCGCAAGTTACTTGTCGATAAAAAGACCAACGAAGGAATCGAGATTGGCAAGGCTCTAAGAGTCGGTAATCAGTTTACAGATTCTCATCTTATGAAAAATAAGAAGGATTCAAGAAGTTTAGGCAAACCAGCTGGTCTTCTTGATAGAACAAACAAGACAATCGGTAAGTTAAAAGGATCAACTTTCTTAGTAAAGAAGATGACTGAAGATGAACAACTAGATGAATTGTCTGGAAGAATTTTAGCTGCATATGTTAAAAAGGCAGCTAGTGAAGTTCAGAAACTAAAGAATATCAAAGATCCAATGAATAGAAAAGCTTCTGATATGGTTAATATAGATAAGAGAGAAGCTGGTATTGAAAAAGCAAAAAACAAGTTAGACGAAGTTGCTCCTTCAGATCCAAAGATTGAAGATTGGATCAAGTCAAATAAAGAGCGTTTCGTTAAGGAATATGGTAAAGAAAAAGGCATGAAAATTCTTTACGCCAAAGCTTGGAAGATGCACGGACGTTCTGAGTCTGGTAATTCTCCAGCTACTCTTACAGATTACACTGGACCGGGAGCAGCCGGTTGGTCAACGGGCAGACTTGATACAGGGACACTCTAATGATATTCAAATTACTAGGAAACGAAATCGATATTAATAGCACAGCAAACGATGTTTACACAAGCGTTCTTGTTCGTGTTGTTAATAGAGGAACTGCTAATACAATTCTAATTCAAAAATATTCTAACGGTGTTCAATTCGCATCAACTACCGTATTGGGTAATAGTGAGATTGTTATTCAAAAAAGCGGTTCTGATATTATCATAGGCGCTAATATGGTAGCAACTCCTATAGCTTACAAGTATTAAGGGAAAGAAATGAAACTCATTACCGAATTATTTGAAGATGTAGAATATCTTTCAGAAGCAAAAGAAAGCGGAGAGAAAGAGCATTATATTCACGGCATCTTCTTACAGAGTAATATCAAGAATCGTAACGGTAGAATTTATCCAGAGCAAGTCATGGATAAAGAAGTTGCTCGTTACATCAAGGAAGTTGTTGATGCAAAGCGTGCCTATGGTGAGCTAGGACATCCAGCTGGTCCACAGATCAATCTTGATAGAGTTTCACATATCATCACTGAATTAAAGAAAGATGGACCAAATTATATCGGTAAGGCAAAGCTAACTGATACTCCAATGGGTAACATCGCTAAAGGTCTATTAAAGTCTGGTGCTAAGCTAGGCGTTTCTTCTCGTGGTATGGGTTCATTAAAGCCCATGAAAGAAGGCGTTATGGAAGTTCAGCCAGATTACAAGATTGCAACGGCAGCTGATATCGTTGCAGATCCTTCCGCTCCAAGTGCGTTCGTTGAAGGTATTATGGAAGGAGTAGAGTGGATCTATGATCCAGTTAAAGGAACTTGGCAAGAAGAGCAGCTTCATATTATTAAGCAAGAAGTTCATCAGATGTCAAAAGCTGAATTAGAAGAACAGAAGTTAGCTATTTTCGAGAATTATCTAACTTCATTAGCACTAAAATCCAAGTTATTATAAATAAATTAAAATTCACAATAGGAGACTATTTCAATGGCTAATAACGAACACGACCTTGAAGACGTTGCTAACCTAGACGAAGCCAAGAAAAAGGCTTGGGAAGGTAAGCACGAGGAAGAGGAAGAAGAAAAGGAAGATGAAGATTCTTCCAAGAAGTCTGTAAAAGGCAAGAAGAAAAAGGAAGAGGAAGAAGAAGAGTGTGGAAAGAAGATGGACGAGGAAACTCTCGCTGCTTCTTCACTACATCCAGCTGCTCGTTCCGTTGCCGACGACAAGGCTCTAGCCGCATCAAAGATTGGTATGATGCAGCATATGATGGGCGTTATGGGCGCAATGAGCAAGCAGGATCTAACACATTGGTTCAATGCTACTATGGCTCAGTTTGGTCCAGGTAAGGATTGGGGCGTTGGTGATAACTCCGCTCATAATCAAGCTACAATCGACTCCAAGCTCGGCGCTGGCCCAAAGACCGCTTATCCAATGCCACATCTAAGCGTCAAGGAAGACGTTGAGGCAATGTTTGATGGTCAGGATCTTTCAGAAGAGACAAAGGAAAAGGTTTCAACTCTATTTGAAGCCGCCGTCGCCGCAAGAATCATTGCTGAGCAGACACGTCTTGAAGAAGAGTTTGAAGCTAAGTTAGCAGAGGAAGTTGCTACTATCGGTGAAGAGCTAACGTCAAAGCTCAACACATATCTCGACTACGTTGTTGAAAATTGGATGACAGAGAACGAAGTAGCTATCGAATCAACCCTACGCAATGAACTCGCTGAAGAGTTTATTGAAGGATTGAAGAACCTATTCGCTGAGCATTATATCAATGTTCCAGAGGATAAGGTTGATGTTCTCGAAGCAATGGCTGATAAGGTCGCTGCTCTTGAGACAAAACTTGACGAATCAATTTCTGAAAACGCAGAGTTAAAAGGTTTCATTCTAGAAGCTAAAGCAAATGAGATTTTTGAAGAAGTATCTTCTGATCTTGCACTAACTCAGAAAGATAAGTTTTCTGCTCTAGCAGAAGGAATTGAGTTCGACGGTGATCTTGACACATATACTAAGAAGCTAATGATTGTTAAAGAGAACTATTTTAAGAATGAAACAACTTCATATTCTTCAAACATTGAAGAAGAAACATTTGAAGGTGAAGTCGCATCAACAGTTGGCGTTGACCCAGTCGTTAACCGCTACGTTGCTGCACTTTCCAGAACAGTTAAGAATACCTAATATATAAATAAAAATAAGCTTATTTTCTAAGAAAGGAAAAATAAATGTATCTAGCTGAGGAAATTCAAAACAAGTGGGCACCAGTCCTCGACCACGACGCTCTTGGTAAGATTAAGGACCAGCATCGTCGTTCAGTCACAGCAGTTATGCTTGAGAACACAGAGAAGGCTCTCCGTGAAGCAGCTGCTCATGGTGACTTCCAGACACTAACAGAGACATCTTCTCTAGTTCCTGCTAACCTAATGGGTGGTTCTTCATCCACACAGGGTACAGGTGGTATCGATACATTCGATCCAGTTCTAATTTCTCTAGTTCGTCGCGCAATGCCAAACCTCATTGCTTACGACATCTGCGGCGTTCAGCCAATGACAGGTCCAACAGGACTTATCTTTGCTATGCGCTCACGTTATACAAATACCTCAACCTACAACTGGTCAAACTCCAGCGGTGGTCCAGAGACATTCTATAACGAAGTCAACACTGCATTCTCAACAGTTCCAAATGCTGACGCCAACGTTGCATTCGGTGGTTTCAAGGGTACAATCCCAGGTGCCACAAATACAACACCACTAACAGCTACAAATACCTATAACACTGCTACAGGTATGTCAACAGCTCAGGCTGAAGCTCTTGGTACAGACTCAAATACTGCATTCCCACAGATGGCTTTCTCAATCGAGAAGGTTACTGTTACTGCAGTATCACGCGCCCTCAAGGCAGAGTACACCATGGAACTCGCTCAGGATCTCAAGGCTATTCACGGTCTTGACGCTGAGACAGAGCTATCCAACATTCTCTCCGCTGAGATCCTAGCCGAAATCAACCGTGAAGTTGTACGTACAGTCAACATCACAGCTGAGCCAGGCGCTCAGGAGAATGTCACGACAGCTGGCGTCTTCGATCTTGACACCGACTCAAACGGTCGTTGGTCAGTTGAGAAGTTCAAGGGACTAATGTTCCAGCTAGAGCGTGAAGCCAACCAGATCGCCAAGCAGACTCGTAGAGGCAAGGGTAACATCGTTATCTGTTCTTCAGACGTTGCTTCTGCTCTACAGATGGC